AAAGTATCAATTACAACTGGAAGTGTAGGTGTTACTGGTGATGTAAATGTTCACGGTTCTCTAGCTCTTAGTGGTGATCACGTATCTATTGATGTTACTGATACAGTTGCTATTACAGGAGATCTAACACTTAATGGTATAAGTTTAGGACAATATGTATCCACTACTGTAAAACCAATATTTATAAATACCAGACAATACAATCCAAATTCCGTAAATGTTATCGGTGGTGAAACACCACCTATGTCTTTAGGAACTGTTCGCGGAAACGACGATCCACTAAATACAGGACCTACTTTTAATGATTCGGGGACTTTGTTATCTGGTTGGGTATATAATAAAGGAGAATTTCAGCACGCTAACGCAAGAGATAAGATAAATTGGTATTTCCCTGCAGGAACATCTTCAACACAAATTAAAGATTTCAAGGGCTTCAACATAAATATACAAGGATACACTCATAGTCTACCATATATTGTTATATATACAATTGATCCAACAAAAGGTAGAGGATCACAAATCCACGGTTGGTATCAATCTCGTATTGAATTTTTATTTAGTGATGCAAACTCTTTAACAATTGATCCTATAAACGGATGTAATTATTCTCTGGTATATGGAGATTATGCACCATCACTAACAATTGGTTATACACTATGCCCAACAATTATTGGAGGCGAATCTGTGCCAATGCTATTACAGGATCCCACAAAAACAAGTGCAGAAAAGTTAGATTTGATTAAGAATGAAACAATATTAGCATATTCATTGCAAACTGCAACCGGAAATATCACTGGAACAGAAGGATATAATTATCAATTTGTTGCAAATACATTTACATTTACTGAAACACACCTTCAACCAAATAACGACTCTATTGAAATCAGTTTCCTTGGACAACTACCCCCCCCTTAATATGTCGGCACGTGTTTCTTGAAAATACACCCATTGGGAGATAAGTTTTTAATCTCATTTGTCACGACAAGTGGATTTTGATTATCACAATTCTCCATCCAAATTTTAATAATACAAAAATTCTTTTTTGGAGAAATAGTGATCCCTGAAATGGCATCAGTAAATTTCTTCTCGGAACTCAATGTTTTCCCGACTAAAACATAAGTCAATTCTTTCCAGACATCTACGACATATTTATTGTTTACTTTATAAGAAAAACACCCTCCATTACGATTCTTCACATCTTCCCAGATGGGAAGAATTTTTTCTTTCATTAGAAAGAGCATACAGTTTTTGATAATTGTTTCTGGAATTGTTTCCGTAATGGCAATCGTTCCTTCTACATTATTAAATTCACAAATTTTATTGTAACTGGATAATGTCCAATCATCATCTTGGGGGTAATGTGACCATAAAGACCAATTATTCTCCAAAAGATTCGCCGACAATTCCATTTTAATCATAATGTAATTATCTTTATATTTAAAATTTAATAAATTAACAAGTCATTTTCGAGAATGCGCAATGATTCTGTAGAATTCATTTGCAAGACTTCTACATTGCTCGTAATCAGCTGAACGTGATACTCAAAGTTGGCAATATCATCCACTTTTATACCCATATTTTTCAACAAATAATAGATGAATTTTTTGTTGATGATATTTCCGACAATCATATAATTGTATGATTCGGTTTGCAGTTGAATGTCAATCATTTGATCTTTGTGATACACAATAAACGAAAGCAACGACGTGTTAGACACACGATAATCTCCACAATCAAGATGTTGAGAAATGATCTTGTTGTTGATCCATTTGGATTTGTTTAACCGGTAATCATTGCGAATGATGAAATCGTAGGTTTCAGGTTCCAACAAAGACAACAACTGATCATTTCCCTTGTAGATTAACAATTGATTTCCATCTTCAACAAACAGATACTGTGGAATGGGGGGAACAACTGGATAATAATAGTGTTTCAGGGTCCTCACATTTCGCGCAATCTTTTGAACAACTTTTATTTTTGCAAATTCTTCCATTTTGGTTTCTAAAAATATTTCTACACAAGTATAATAATAAATCAGTTTGTAAATACAGTGCAAACAAACATCTAGAACTCGCATCTCTTTGAATCTATTTTTCAAATAATTTTTAAGTTTATTTACATACATTCTCATAAGTATATGTTGGAAGAAACACTACATTCCCGTTGACAACCTCCCAATTTTGTTTCTTTACCTGGCTACATGTTTGAGGTTGGGATGGTTGTGCATCCGGATATGTTTGGGGAGTAGATGAATATTGAGAATCTTTAGTTAGCGGTTCTCCTCTAATTACTTTGGCACCAAAAACAAACAATAAAATAGCCACGGAAACCGCCATAAAAATAAAAGGCATTAGAACAATAACCCATGAAACAAATGACAATCCAGAATCACACAACATATTTAATAGAAAAGTAACTACCACCATAATACATAATTTCATACCAGCCATTTGAAGATCACCATTAAATGAATCCACAAATACTTGTATTAAACTGAATATCATATAGACAAACGCAGGCGGGCATAAAAACATATATATTATGTGGTTATTTTTTTGAGTTAAATTAGTATTTTTTTAAAAATATATACATTATGGATCCAATACAAACTATTATATCGCAAACAAATTATACGGAAGAAGAAGCAAATGAAAAGTTACTAGAGCACGGCGACCCTATACGCGTTATCAAAGAATATTTAGGAATTGACTTGAATCCAAAACCACGTGAAATCAAATCAATCAATCAAGAGATATACAAATGTTTAAGAAAACATATTGATATTACGCATACACTTTCCGGACTCTCTGAAAAATCCAATTAATAATATATATTTATTATATGGATGGGAATACGATTGAGTATGACGAAGACATAAAAGAATTAAACTCAGACTTACTCAGTCGAGAAGATGATTCGAAAATAGATTATCTTGAAACAGCCAAAGAACTTATTGAATGTTATTATCAAAAACTACTTCATTTTATAAGATTCACCAAAAAATTTAAAATGTGGTGTCCGAAAACTGTACCAAATAAATTTGCTGATAACGAGTATATGGGGATAACTCGTGAGAAAAGAATTTTTTTGTTTGAAAATTTACAACATATTATGGAAGGGATTGACGACATTAAAGACACAGAAACAAATTTTATTGCTATGATCAATATATTTTTAATACAATGTGCAATGTTGTTGAATAATTTGTATGATACAACAATTGAACAAGCAACATCTGGATTTGAGGTAGAACCCTACAGTGATGAGTATATGTTTGATGTGTATTCACGAATGCCTTACCATTACATTAATATCGAAGAACTCCACGCAAACAATAAAACGTTTTTGAATTATAATGAACTAAAAGAACTTTTGCGAATACATTGTAAAGAATTTGTTCTGAATGCGAATGGTGAAGAATACAATTCTTCTAATATTACAGATAAGAATAACTATATTTTTTTAGTAGAATGGGAAAAGCATAATCCACAAAAAGTTATATTTGGGTATATTAATAATATTTTTTTATGTGAATTTTCCCCATTATTGCATTTTGGGGATACATCTTGTCTTACACCATTCAGCAGCATATTCCACGATCATACCCACGCAACTTATTTTTTTTTGGAAAGGTTTATGCATATGCCAACAAAATTACATAAAATATCTAGTTTTTACAGATTTTGTATTGATAGTAAAAATAAAGGGAATATAAGTATAAAAATCTTTAATAAACTAAAATTAATATTCTATGAAATCCTTCACGAAAATAATTTTTTTGATGAAACTATCATAGAAGGTTTTTTTACTAGTTCTGAATTTTATGAAATGGTTAGCAATTATAGTAACATGGAAAATTTTGGCAATGCTATTCCAAAAAGAAACAGGGGTGATGTTGCTGGGTATTTGAGAAGTTGTTATGAAACTTTTTATTATATATATAATAAATGGCTATTAGATATGAGAGAGGAATCAACACATATAATTGAGATACCTGAGGCAATGCGAGGAGGAAGAAAATCTCGCAAACAGAAACAAAATCATAGAAAAAAAAAGTTAACTAATAGAAATGGCAAACCACCAAACCCAAAATGGAAAACGAAGAATTACCGTTAAAAATAATATTTCATTAAAAGATGATTTCTATAGTTTTGCAAATAAAGAGTGGTTAAATCAGACAAAAATACCAAAAAGACACCAATCCTATGATAATTTTATAAGTTTGGGAGAAAAGGTTGAACGACAACTCAAAAAAATAATTCAAACTACCCCTCCACCCAAATTTGCCAAAAATGTCCAAATGATTCAAATTGCAACTCATTGGAATGACACCGAGGTTGAAAAAACCTTTTTTCGATTGTTTGGCGAAATGAAATCAATTATACAAGAAAATAATTTTTATAAATTTCTTGCATTTTTGATTATAAATAACATAAAAAATGTTTTTGACTTAGAGGTGGAAAATTCGATACATAAAAAAGAAAAAATAATTGTAATAGGTGCTTCTCAACAAACCTTTGCAACAATCGACTACTATACTTATCCTAAATATTTCGGTGTCCGAAAGGCCTTCAATTTGTTTTTAAAACAAATTTTTGATGTTGTTGGGTTTGAATCTTCCGATATTCTTTCAATGGAAGAATTTTTCGTGAAAAACACAAAACCCGAATCATTTTTAAGAATTATTGAAAATGTTTATAACAAAGAAAATGAAATGTCTTCAAAAGAATCTATTGAGAAGTGTTACTTTGATTGGGAGGAATTGTTAGAGTACTTGCAGTTTGAATTTAAACCCACGAAAATACTCATAGAACAACCAGAATACCTTAAAAAATCAATGATTTTCTTAAAGGATTGGAATAAACCATCATTCCTACCTTTTTGGACATATAAATTACTCGCGAGAACCTCTAATTATCACAGTAAATTATATCAATTAAGTTTTGAATTTTTTGGAAAGTTTTTGTATAATATTCAAAAAAAACCTGATTATTCAGATATGGTTTTATCAAATATAAGTTTGTGTATGAATGTATATTTAAACGAACAATATATTCATTATTTTACAGATTCGAACAAAATACAGTATTGTCGAAATTTTGTCTTTTTCGCAAAAAAAGTTATTATTCAAAGATTAAAGAAGAGTCGATGGTTATCTCCGTCTACTATTCGACAGGCTGTCCATAAAATACAGAAAATAAAGGTTTTTGTAGGAAACAAACCAAGGGTGGATAAACAACCAGTCATTCAATATTCCACAAATATGTTTGAAAATTCCTTGCTATTTTCGAGAACTATTTCATCTGATATCATACAAAAATTTAAGAATATTACTTCACCTTTTATTCATTATATAGGAGATATGAATAGCTATGATGTCAATGCAAATTATTCTTCTCTTGATAATAGTATTTTTATTCCGAGTGGTATTCTTCAAGAACCCTTTATGGATCTCAAAAAACCATTTGTGTATAATTTATCCTTTTTGGGGATGATTATATGTCACGAGTTATTGCATTCATTGGATGACGAAGGATGCAAATACGATGAAAATGGTCTCTATCATAATTGGTGGAATGAATCCGATAAAGAAAAATACAAACAAATTGAAAAATCCGTAATAAAATTATATGAACATTTTACAAAAAATACAGATAGTGTTGAATCTCTAAAACTTGGAGAGAATATAGCTGATATTGGGAGTATGTCAATTGTGGAAGAAATTTTGGAATATTATTTAACAGAAAATAATATTACTGGAATGGCACAAGTACCGTATTTTAAACACTTATATTTGTATTATGCATCTATGTATAAAAAACAAAACTATGAATCATTTATGAAACAAACTCAATTAGATAAACATAGTTATTCAAAATATAGAGTAAATTGTGTTTTGGCAAATTCACAAAAATTCAAGGAATGTTTTCAAATATCCCCCTCTGATAAAATGTATTACTTTGATGAAATAACCCAACATATTTGGTGAATTATTTTGATTTTCCTAAAATATTTCCATAACGCTGTTTAATATTAGAAGAAGGGATCAATTTAGTATTTAAAATAAATTCATCATTGTCTTCGTGTAATTCTGGTAAAGTACGTGTAAGAGGTTTATCAGTTACAATAAACAATTTGTCAGATTGATACAAATTTCGATATTCTTCAATGGTTAAATTGCCAAAAAATTTATCCAGCAAATAATAAGGCGAGGGGGCAGGTTTAATATTTTTTTTGTAATCATATGCTTTTCCATAAATATTATTTAGTAGATAATATCTTTCAAACTTGGTACTTGTATCGATGTTTTCATTCATAAGAAATGCTGCACTACATTCGGGAGAACAGAAGCACCCATAGGATTCATATGAATCTTTGTGATAGAATTTGGGAATATATATGATAGGGGTGGTGAAAGGAAATGTACACCAAAAACAGGATGACTTTTTTTCATAAATATAATTGTTGTGCAAAGAATGCTTTAATTGTTTAATCTTTTTCCATATAATTTTATTATTTACTTCTTCCTTTTTTTCCTCTTCCACAATGGCATTTTTCACATTTATTTCTTCAAATTCGAGATCCCGTTTATTTGTAAAATGAAATGTATCTAGTGCTTCAGCAGTTTCAGTGAGATCTTCAATCGAACACTTTAAATGTACAATTACATTTGGCAACTTGTTTTCATAAGTAATTGGATATTCTATTTTTGTTATAATTTTTCCTCCTTTGGGTTTTCTCCCACGTTTTTTGGGAAGCTCCTTTTCTTTCTCCACTTCTTCCTTTTTTGATTTTCTTCCTCGTTTTTTAGGTGCTGTTTCATCCATCTAATAAAATATGTAAAAGAGTTTATATTGTTTTTTATAAAAATTATGGGAGATTCAAGGATTTTGATAAAATTTACCATTTTCATCCAATCTGCTTGGGATGCACCTGATTGATAATTACGCGTTTTTGGTTCCCTATCTTTGTATTATTATAAAAATAGCAATACCAAATAGTATTGCAAGTAAGATTCTAATAAAGTTAATTTTTGACCATATAATACAACTATTTTATGAATTTTGATTATTTAAGTATTTAAACATTACTAAATTACAAAAGTATGGCAAGTATTCCCTGGGTTGAAAAATATCGGCCATCTCATTTAGATGATGTTGTATTATCCGATCTTAATAAGCGTATTATTTATAATATTATAGAGGAAAATTATTTTCCGAATATTCTTTTGTATGGTCCACCTGGAACCGGGAAGACGACAACTGCAATTAATCTAATAAATGCATATCAACACCGGTATGAACAACAAAACAAGGAATTAATTATCCATCTGAATGCTTCCGATGAACGTGGTATTGATATTATACGCAATCAAATTTATCAATTTGTAAAAACCCAAAATATGTTTAACAAAGGAATGAAATTTGTTATTTTGGATGAGGTGGATTATATGACAAAGATTGCGCAACAGGCATTGAGAAATTTGATGCAGGATTATAATACAAATGTCCGTTTTTGTTTAATATGCAATTATATAACTAAAATAGATGAAAATCTGCAAAATGAATTTTGTAAAATACGAATGAATGAAATGCCAAAGGAAGACGTTGTTGTTTTTTTGGATAGTATTGTAAAACAAGAGAATATCGAATTAACATTAGAAGAATTATATCAAATCCAACAATTTTATAAATCAGATATACGCAGTATGATAAATTATATTCAGACATCTCAAGATTGTCAGTTTAAAACAAAGGTAATTAATAATCAGTTGTGGGATAGATTGTTGAAGACAATTCTTTCCGAGAGTTATAAAGAAATAAATATAAGAATCAATACTATATCTATCCAATACAATACAGATAAGAAAAATATTGTCAAAGAGTTTTTAAATTACTTGATAATTCACAAAAAGGTCGTTGACAACGATTTTCTGGATTTTGTAGAAGGTCTCTTTCACACAAATGAGATAAATCTCAATTTAATGGTTAATTTTCTTATCGAGAAATTAAAATTAAAAATTGATTTAAAAATATAACTATAATTCTATTTAAAGAAAATGTCAGAGATCGATAATGAATGGGAAAGCTTTATGTCCGGAAACAATGTAGATATCAAGGAACAAGATATCGGTAGTCGAGATATGCCACAACCATCCGAAATCTATATCTCTACAAAATCAAAGATAGGATTTTTGAACACTTCGGTCGACATTCGGAATGTTTTTTGGAAAATCCCCATTTTACCATATTGGATCGCAGAAGAAGGAATCGTCAAGAAGCAGATAAAATTCGTATCTCAGGATGCAAGCGAACTAGAGGAAATAACCGAAAAGTCGAAGGAGTATGTTTGCGTGGATCATCAGATTATCACGCATATAGACAATCCAGAGGGCAGGATTAAGTTTAAGGATATTCGCAAGGTAAGTATAGGTATATCCAAAAAGGATATTATGAGTTATCACTCTAAGAAAAAGAGTGCATTTTACAATTGTTTTGTTATTATTATGAGAATTAAATACGAGGATGTTTTCAGAGAGATTCACGTAAAAGTATTCAACACTGGAAAACTGGAGGTTCCTGGTATCCAAAATGACGATATGTATTTTATCGTCTTGGATAAATTGGTGGAACTACTTAAACCCTTGATGGAATTTTCAGAACTGGCTTATAACAAAACAAGTGAAACAATTTTGATCAATTCAAATTTTTCGGTCGGATTCTATATTAATCGAGAAACATTGTATCGGATTTTGAAAGACAAGTACAACATTGAATGCATTTACGACCCGTGCTCTTACCCAGGGATCCAGTGCAAGTATTACTATCCAAGTGAACTTATCGATTGCGAGGACGATTCCGTCATTTCAACAATGACTGGACAGAATATAGGGGAAAAGTTGTTGAGTGTCTCTTTTATGATTTTTCGAACAGGAAGTGTGTTGATTGTCGGAAAATGCAACGAGAAGATATTAAGACATATATATTTGTTCTTGAAAACAATTTTCAAGGAAGAATATTCTACTATCTATCAAAACGATTTCGCGGTGGTAAAAGAAAAAACAAAAAAATTAAGGAAAAAAGTGATTATTATGAATATTTGAGAAATTATAGTTTTACGTTAAAATAATATAAAGATTTGCTAAATGTTTATATTATGACAGAAAAACATAGATCACCTTCCGCATCCACTTTACAACATATGCATAATTTGTCTGTTTCAGAAGATAAGCCAGTATTATCTGATTATTGGGTTGCTTCGCTACAGAAGAAGGCTCTCATAGGAGTCCGAGATAATAATGAAAAAATGTTGGTGAAAAGTGCCGATGAATACACGAGCCCCATTGCAAAATTTTTTAAGAGTGAAAATGAATATATTGTTGTTACTGAAAATTCTATTTATGTAGTTAGTTCTGATATACCTACAAAGAAGATTGCTTAATTTATGGATATCCATAAGTAAATTTACTATCATAATCTATTCCCCGTGTTATATTTTCTTGGTCAACTATTTCTTTTTGTGTTAATGGTTTTGCTGCGCTCTTTGAAAACTTTTTATTTGCTTTAGTTTGTTCATATGCTGTATTGGCATTATAATATTTATCCCATTCGTCTGATACAACTCGTCTTTGGTTTTTAAAATCAGTTTCAGATTTGGACAAGGGAAGGCCAAGTTTACTTTTAGTGAAAGCACTAAATCTTGATAAAGAACCCTGTTTTTTTTGTATATCAATTGTTTTATTTTTAGGAGGTATAGGCTGTATAGGCTCAGTAGTACCTCCAAATTTTCTAAATCTTCTTGCTTTACTTCCTTTTCTAGACCTTCTTGCTTTTCTTGATTTCATATTATACAAGTATATTTTTTATTTTCACGAAAAGCTATATACCCGGTCTAAAACCAGGGTTTGAAGCAGTTCCAAATGATGGACCTCTAGATGTTTTATATCCAAACCCTTCTCTTGAATATAAATTTTCATCTCTAGCTTTTGAAAAATAGTCGGGTGTGCATTTGTCTTCTCTTGTTTTATTTTCTTCATAATATTTTTTGTCAAAATCTATTGCTACCATATACCTTGGTTCACCTGGTATTTTATGAAATGCGTTTGTACGTATAAAATACTTACCATTTTCATGTAATATATCAGATTCGGTTGGTGGGTTATAAGTTTGAAATTTACTTTTATCGAAATCAATATCAACTTCACTAACTTCGCCCAACAATCTTTTCCAATAATACTTTGAATTTCTAATTTTTTTATTAGTTATAAAAAAAATTTTTGTATATAGACGATCACTAACATCTAAATTTTTATACTCTTCTGGAGTATATATTTCCCATTTAAAGAGAAATTTATTTTTGTCGCCAAGTGTGCTTGGTATAATGTCGTCTATATCACGACAAAACCAATCATTTTTACTATTTTCAATATATGTATTCAACTCTTCACCTCCTCCTATAAATTTTACTGTTCTTCGGCGCCTATTTTTAGATCGATTCGATCTTCTATTTGTCTTCATATATTTATAAAATATTATAATTATAAATATATTTTTTGAACACACTCTACCATTAGATTCGAAGGAAGATTATCCAATACAAAATTCAGAAAGCGCTTTTCGTGAATTGTTGCAACTTATAAGAATGCCTGAAGAACAAGAAAATAACGAACAACATTACGCCGGCAAAGAAAAACTAGGCGATCTACATGTTTACTTGGATAACACCAACCGGCCTATGAAATTTATAAAAACTTCCGAATTAAATGCAATATCACCAGTAAAATCTATGGGGGAAAAACTCGAAAATCTTACCCTCGAAAACATCGAACTTATCGAAAACATCGAACTTATCGAAAACAAAAACCCCGAAAGCCCACGAAAAATAAACAAAAAAATTAAGAACTACACGATTCGCATTCTTTTTTTTCTGGCTCGATAGTAAATTGTTGTGCAGTATGTTTGGGTTTTCTTCTCAGATAATAACATCCTGTCTTCAACCCCTTTCCCCACGAATAAAAATGCATTGATGTCAAAATGTTATAAGTAGGATCTTCTACCCATAAATTTAAACTCTGACTTTGACAAATATAGATTCCTCGATCAGCACTCATATCGATCAGGTGACGCATTGGTATTTCCCAGACAATCTTGTATTTGTCTCGAATATGTTGTGGTAAGTCCAAATGTTGAATACTTCCTTTGTTTTCAATAATATTATTTTTTAATTTTTCAGTCCATAGATTCATATCTATAAGTTCTTGCATAAGATATCGGTTTACGACAACAAACTCCCCTGCCAATGTTCGCCGACTATATATATTTCCGGTAATCGGTTCAAAACATTCATTGTATCCTAAAATCTGAGACGTACTTGCAGTCGGCATCGGTGCTACAAAAAGAGAATTTCGCAATCCATATTTTACGATATTTTCTTTTAATGTAGTCCAATCATATCTATTTGTGTGTGGTGTTTTCTCCCACAAATCAAATTGTAGTTTGCCCATCGATGCAGGAGATCCAACAAAAGATGTGTAACTTCCATAGGAATCATTGTTTATCTTCATTGTTTTTTCTTCCTCTGTAAAAAATATTCCAGACTTTTCTAATCGATCATACATTGTTTCGCGTTTTGTGGAGCAATCAAACTCCGCTTTAACAGCAATCGATCTATCCATTGATATGGAATTGCTTTGTTCCAACGCAGCATGATAAATTGTCTCAAAAATATTCTTGTTAATTAGTTTCGCTTCTTCCGAATGGTATGGGATATCCATCAAGAAAAACACATCTGCTAGACCTTGTACACCAATACCAATAGGTCGATTACGCATATTACTTCTTTTCGCCTTATCCGTTGGATAAAAGGTTATGTCGATGACTTTGTTTAAATTTTCCGTGATAATTCTTACCACATCGTGCAATTTTCCATAATCAAATATTTTGTTTTCGACAAATTTGGGGAGTCCTATACTTGCCAGATTACAGACGGCGGTTTCATTTTCGTCTGTATATTCTATAATTTCTGTACACAAATTCGAACTTTTGATAGTTCCTAAATTCTGCTGGTTTGATTTTTTATTCGCAGCATCTTTGTACAACAAATATGGGGTCCCCGTTTCCATCTGCGAATCAAGTATTTTAAACCATAAATCTCTCGCATTTATTTTCTTGAATAGTTTGCTTTTCATAGATTCACACTGGGTTTCGTATTTATTATACAATAAACGAAATTCTTCACCATAAACATTATCTAGTCCGGGAAAATCATTTGGGCAAAAAAGGTGCCAATAACTGTCTGATTTTACGCGCTCCATAAATAGATCAGGAATCCATAATCCATAAAAGAGATCACGTGCCTTCATTTCTTCATCGCCGTGATTCTTGCGCATTTCGAGAAAATCCTCTATGTCTACGTGCCACGGTTCTAAATAAATGGCAAAGGAACCATTGCGTTTCCCCCCTTGATCAATAAATCTGGCTGTATTATTAAACACTTTAAGCATAGGAACAATCCCACTCGAAGTGTTTTTCCGACCGATTGAAGAGCCTTTGCCACGTATATTGTGGATATGTAGTCCAATTCCTCCTGCGTGTTTGGATATTTTTGCACAATCTTTAAGAGTGTTAAATATGCCATCTACACTATCTTCTTCCATTGCAACTAGAAAACAAGAACACAATTGGGGGTTATGTGTCCCGGCATTAAAGAGTGTTGGTGTGGCGTGAGTGAAATATTTTTGTGACATTAAATCATACGATTCTTTCACTTTCTGAATATTGTCTTTGTGAATACAAATAGCTGTTCTCAACCACATACTTTGGATGGATTCCACAATAACGCCGTTGAGATTTTTCAACAAATAGGCACGTTCTAATGTTTTGAATCCAAAATAATCAATCAAAAAATCTCGATCTTGTACAATCATTTCATCGAATTCGTTAGAGTGGGTTTGAATTATTTCGTAAAATTCTTCACTGACAATATCTTGTTGACTCAATAATTCCATTGTTTGACTGAACGAGGAGGAAGTATTCGCTTGATGATTGGATATGATAATATAACTTGCCAATGTTCCATAATCGGGATGGTTGCTTGTCATTGACGCACACTGTTCCGCCGTGAACTCATCTATTTTTTTGGTTTCGATATTATCATATAAGCGATCAATAACTTTGATAGCGAGTTGTGTATAATTCAATTGTATTCCTGCTTTTTCACCCATTAGACGAATACGGGTGAGTATTTTATCAAAAGAAATGTCTTCTAAACTACCATCTCGCTTAATTACCTTCATAGAATCCATTTTGATTATTATTCTGATTTAATTTTATATCGTTTTCTGAAATTGAATTAATGTCTTGGTCTCTTGGCCTGTTTTTTATAGCGTTTGTTTCTAGATTTAATTTTTTTCGCAGATATTCTTTTACGGGTCCTTTTAAGTTTTCCTCCAAATGAAGGGTATTGAACTATTAATAAATTTTTTATCTCATCTCCTTGTCCTTCCTGGCAATGCGATGAACTAACCAATGTAGATGCTTTAACAATTTCTTTCGATATTTCTTTCGACTCTTCTGGGTATGTTGATTCATCAATTGTTTTTTCAACTTTGTCTTTTGACAAATAGATGAGAGCATTAAGAGAAATAACAGAAATAGCAGAGATTTTATTACCAAAGTCTTTAATCTCAACAATTCTTATTGATTTATCTTCAATAATTTTTTTAATTTTAGATATTTCGAATAGGGAAAACAATCCAATAGCTCTTGCATTTAAATATGGGATATATGTTAAATATTTTTTTTTACCATTGAGATCAATAAGATCAACACATTCGAAACATTCATATTTTATGTTGGAAGGATTTTCGCATGCATTTTTTATATCAATTCGGGATAAAGGAAATCCATTATTCCCCTGATAAAAAATAACATTATCTTCATTCTCCAACCATTTTGCAGTGGAAATATGTTCCCCGGAATATATGCCATCATATACTTCTTCTCCAATTTCTCGATTGGTTGTCTCTAATTGTTCTCCTTTAATATTTCCATATGTCCTAATATCATTATTAAATGCCCAAAGGTCAATTGCATTTGAAATATCATACGTAATTGTTGGATAGATGGGACCAATTATTGTAAATACCTTTAGTAAATCTTCCTTACTAATATCCTGAGTAACACCATTGATAATAATTCCAGTATAAATAGAATCGGTTAAAATTGCTCCTGTTAAATTTATTCCTGTTAAATTTGCACCTGATAAATTTACACCTGATAAATTTGCATTGGTTAAATTTGATCCTGATAAATTTACACCTGATAAATTTGCACCTGATAAATTTGCATTGATTAGTTTTGTATCTTGTATACGCACAATAGTATTTGTTTCTGTTTTGGCGAAATCTGTGTTTGATAGATTTGCATCAGAGAAGTCGGAATTGGATATTTGAGCACCTTGCATTTTAATATCTGATAAATTTACCCCAATCAATTTTGTATTTTGTATATGCACATTTGTTAAATCTGTGCCTGTGAAAGTTGCACCCGATAAGTCAGAAAATATAATCTGAGCACCTATTAATATTGTATTTGTTAAATTAGATGGATACTCAGTTTCACCTATTTTTATCAATGATAAATTTGACTCGTTAAAATGTGCATTTGTCAAGTCTGAATTAGAAAAATTAACTCCTCTTAACTTTACCTTGGTGAAATGTTTTCCCCTTAAATTTCTATTACTTAAATTCCTAAAAGAAAAATCACTATTTGCAGTATTTCCAAAACGCAGTAAAAATGAATTATAACGTCTCGTAAATCTTGTATATGGATTTAGTTGTGCATTTGGATCCATATTTTTATGTAAATATAAAAACCTAAATATGTTTAATTTTCAATCTTACAAAAATAATACTGTATATGACAACCATATTTCTTTTATGTCATAACGAAGAAGTTCTTCTTCCACATACAATTGCACATTATAGAAAACATATACCTTTGTGTAAAATTGTTATTTACGATAATTATTCTACAGATAATTCTGTTAAAATCTCCCAAGAAAATGGATGCAAGGTAATACAATGGAAATCCAATGGAATTGATGATTTTAAATATTTGACAATTAAAAATAACTGTTGGAAAAATGTAAAGGAAGGCTGGGTTATTGTTGCAGATATGGACGAGTGGTTGTGTGTAACAGAAAATAACCTTAAGGAGGAGGAAACAAAAAATACTTGTATCCTTCGAGTAAAAGGGTACAATATGATAGGGCGAAGTAATAGTGTTTTGTTAAATGACATTTGTTTACATGATATTCAGCGAGGAGTATTTTTTCCAGAAGAGAGTAAAAATTTGTGCTTTTATCGCCCCGCTATTTTGGAAATGAACTATGGACCAGGTGCCCATAAATGTGCACCCAGATTAAATATAAACGAATATACGAAAATGGCATCTAATAAAAAAAATGTATATAGTCGCAAAGAATATATCAATAAACATATGGATTACCTAGGGCTCCTTTTTATTCAAAATAAAATGCTGAAAAGATATGCACGCTCACATCGAATGAGAAGTCACAACTTAGCTATTCACTATACGAATAATTTACACGAAATTGAAAAAAGGTATCTATCATATTTACGAAGATCGACGCCTCTTTCGGGTGCCAAAATATCTCTTCGAACGATTGGAGAAGTGCCCTGATATTTTTTTACGCATTGGATATTCCCCTGGGATATTGCAACTATTTGGCCTAAAACCATACCCTTTGTATATTTCAATAAGTTTTTCAACACCTTCTCCTTGCTGAGGAAATAAATAAATAAATTTTTCCCCCATATTCTTTGCTATTATTTCGGATAGTTTAAAGAGAGCGCCAACAGGCGAAACAGTTGATTTATGTGATCCGGATCTACACAAAGTCATAACAAAAATTTGGGGTGTTGATAGTTGACACCAATTAATAGACTTTAAGGAAGCTGTCGCATAATCGTCATATCCTCGTTCATTTACTTTTATATAAGCTATACTTTTGTTTCCCTTTATATTATCTGATATATATTTTTCATTTACACCCAAACACAGTTTTCCATCACGAATACGGTTTCCGAAAAATTTTATTACTTCTTCGGTTGTATCTTGTGTTAGCGGAGTAAAATAAATAGTATATTCGTACAATTTTTTTCGATATGTTAATAATCCCATAATTAATTAATATATTTAACTTTTCAGAGGTAATTTGTTAATTTTTCCAAATAAACATTAAACTCTTCTTGTTTTTCGTTTTCCTCCGCGTTTGGGTCCTAAAAACTGTGCTATTTTTCGGGGCATTGTCTTATTATTAAATACCCTAGAAACACTTGATGGTTTGTTTTTTTGCTTTTCTAGAAACCCTTTCCTATTTGTTTTAACTAAATGTCTTAGAGAATTTGAATAAGTTGCCATTGGGAGTCTATCGGTAGTTAGTTTTTCTCTTGTTTGCCTTTCAGCTTCATTATATAAATTTGCAAATAAAGAATCTGCAATAAAAGAATTTTGTTTATCAAATTTTGTATTTATAAGTACATTATCAGCAAACTTTGTATCGTCTAAAATTGTATCTCGTAAATTTGTTCCGGATAAATCTGCCCTATGTAAAAAAGCTCCTCGTAAATTTGCCCCATGTAATTTTGCTTCTTGTAAATTTGCTCTTTGTAAAAAAGCCCCTTGTAAATTTGCTCCTTGTAAATTTGCTTCTTGTAAATTTGCCCCGATAAAATTTGCTTCTTGTAAATTTGCTCCTTGTAAATTTGCTCCACATAAATAGATTTCTCGTAGATTTGCACCTATTAAATTT